GCCTTTGAGGTCGTGGTATGGATGACGGATGGCTGGCCGCTGTATGAATCCCGCCTGAAGGGAAAGCTGCACGTAATCAGCAAGCGTTACACTCAGCGCATTGAGCGACATAACCTGAATCTGAGACAACATCTGGCAAGGCTGGGACGGAAGTCACTGTCGTTCTCAAAATCGGTGGAGCTGCATGACAAAGTCATCGGGCATTATCTGAACATAAAACACTATCAGTAAGTTGGAGTCATTACCAGCCATATGTTTTGCGCATGACAGCCAGGAAGACCAGAAGCTGGTGCTGTGTTAATCCGGCCAGCATTACAGCTTCCAGCAACTCATTTGCAATGCGCGTATAACCATCATCGAGATCTGCCACGCGCGGCTCCTTTTGTGCCATATCCGGCACTGGAAAATTGAATATCTCAGCAGTGTTTGCCATAATTCCTCCCGCAATGAGTGCGTTACGATTTGCACCTGAAAGTCGGTTCTGTTCCCGCAGACCGGCTTTCGCCATTTCTGAACCTGTCATATTGCCCCCAGCATGGTGGTAACCATCGCCATCAATGGACCAGCCAGATCAGGATCCACACGAAACATCGACACAATGCCTTCACTCATCTCCTTCAGTTTCTGGTGGCGTGGTGCGTTGAGAATGACCGCCTGTTTTGCCTCGCTGAGCTCCTTTTCCATTTCAACCAGTCGAGCCATGAAGCTATCCTGCTCAACCAGGTGGCCGCGATATTTCAGCGGTAGTACTGCCAGAATTGCTGGAGTCAGTTCACGCACGTTATTTCGGTATTTTTCAGAATCGAATTTGTTATCGAGAAAGCGGAACAGCTTCTGGCGTGCACGACTGACATCATCAGGAAAATCGATAGTGCCGCCGCCCTGTGCTCGATACTCATTCACAATGAGTGCGGCAACGACATCCTGATTATCTACAGCCGACCAGGCGCGGACGGCATCACGGATTTTTTCGTGGCCTGGCACCTGTTTTATTTGAGAACGATTTATCACCGCAGTCGGGATAAATCCGCTAGTCTGTTGGTATGTAATTGGTTGCATAATTGATTCCTTTAGTCTGAATTGACTGTTCATCAGTCTGTTAAGTTGATTGCTTATTGTTAAAGAACGTGAAAAGGAAATTTAAGCTGCATTCTTTTCGGTATGTGGAAACAACTTCGGAAGATCCGGGCGAATCTGGTATGCCTTAACTACCCCGCCAGTAGCCGTAACAATGCTGCCGACATGTTCAGGGGATACCTTTGCTTTGTTGTGTAGCCACTTATAGACGGCCTGCTGTGAAACTTCGCAGGCATCGCCCAGTTTCTTTTGTGAACCGACGATATTGATCGCGGTTTTGATTGCTGGGTTCATAACAACCTCCGTGGTTAACTTGAATTAAGATTAAAACCATGGTTGTTTTTAGTCAACAACCATTTTCGTTTGATGAAATAAAACCTTGGTTGTACATTTGGTCTATGAAAACAACACTCTCAGAAAGACTTAAAGAAGCCAGATTAGCGCGAGGCCTTACACAAAAGGCGCTTGGGGATATGGTCGGGGTTAGCCAGGCTGCCATTCAGAAAATCGAAACAGGGAAAGCTAACCAAACAACTAAAATCGTGGAGATCGCAAACGCTTTAGGTGTGCGCGCAGAATGGTTATCTTCTGGCGTTGGAAATATGTCAGACAGTACCGTGCAACCAATACAATCAACTGTCAGCCATTCAAAATACTTCAAGATTGACGTTCTTGATATAGAAGTCAGTGCCGGACCGGGTGTCATCAACCGTGAGTTTGTGGAAGTTCTACGCTCGGTTGAGTACTCGTTTGACGATGCTCGTCACATGTTCGATGGCAGGAAGGCGGAAAATATCCGCATCATTAACGTGCGCGGTGACAGCATGTCAGGGACGATCGAACCAGGTGACCTGCTGTTCGTTGATATCACTGTTAAATCTTTCGACGGTGATGGCATCTATGCGTTTCTGTACGACGACACTGCCCATGTAAAACGTCTTCAAATGATGAAGGATAAGCTGCTGGTTATCTCTGATAACAAGAGCTACTCGCCGTGGGACCCGATCGAGAAAGACGAGATGAACCGGGTGTTCATATTCGGTAAGGTCATTGGAAGCATGCCGCAGACGTACAGGAAGCATGGTTAATTTATCTACGACTTAAGGGAGCGAAGGTTAAGGTTTATACCACTCGGATTAGATATTGCACTAAATTCTCTATAAGAACGCCAAATCTGTTTGCATATTTCAGTAAATATTCTCGTTGTTAGCTGAAATTTGTTGCTACTGTCAGCAAAATGTCCCCCTATCTCGTAGCGGTTTTTATTTCGAATCATTATGTTAAGATGTTTCTGATTATAATGAATGGAAACATAAAATGAGAAAAATCCTAATCGCTGCCATGATGGCATCTCTATTGGCTGGGTGTGCTTCTTCAGGCAACCAGCAACTCAAAAATGAAACTGAAATTAGTGTCCAGTCTAAACTTCAGGAAGGTAAAACAACCAAGAATGAGGTTAAATCTTACTTTGGTTCTCCTGATGCTGTTTCATATACTGACAGTGGAAACGAGATCTGGAAGTACGCCTTTGCAAAAGTAAAAGTTAATGGCACCACTTTTATTCCATTCTATGGATTATTCCATAATGGAACGAACGGTACGAAAAAAGAACTTACTATTCTTTTTAACGATGACACGATTAAGAAATACACAATGTCAGAAACCCAAATAAACTCGAAATCAGGTTGGGCTGACTGATAATCATACCCGGCAACCGCGCCGGGTTTTCTTTTCCTCCCCCTCATAACTCATACCGTCCAAAAAACCACCACACCTCACTTCAGTTATCGCTATGCGATGCAAGTCACAAAATAAATCCATCCTAAATACAACCAGTTATATTTAAAACAACCGACAAAACAACTTTTGTTGTTGACGATAAAACAACTATAGTTTTAAATAAATTCATCGCAACGACACAACGATACGGTAACCACCTGTTTCACCGTTGCGATGACCGCTTAGATCCGCAGTTTGAATTTCAGCAGGCTTCGGGGAGTGCGAGGGGTGAAACGGACGCGTGAACGTCGGTGTGACCAGCTGAAATCAACACAACACTTTATACCTCAGTCGCTTCAACGAGGCGGCTTAGTTATGACAACCGGCGGCCATCCACCGCCTGAATACGCGCAGAAGTCTCTATATGTTCAGCAGCCCAGCTTACGGGCAGGAGTTTTTATGGTTCATCAACATTACGGAACGCAGACCGTTAATCGCGGCGCGGTCATGCCAGGAATGCTGGTCAAACACAAAGATGGTACCTGGACTGCATCAGCTAATTTACGCGGGCGGCTTTATCTGCATCGCGGCATCGAGCGCACTTATACCCGTGATTTGCTCGTAGAAGTTTTTCTCGACGGACGCGGTAACGGCCTGAATCACTAACCCCCCTTTCCTGTTTTCCTAATCAGCCTGGCATTTCGCGGGCGATATTTTCACAGCCATTTTCAGGAGTTCAGCCATGAACGCTTATTACATTCAGGATCGTCTTGAGGCTCAGAGCTGGGCGCGTCACTACCAGCAGATCGCCCGTGAAGAGAAAGAGGCAGAACTGGCAGACGACATGGAAAAAGGCCTGCCCCAGCATTTGTTTGAATCGCTCTGCATCGATCATTTACAACGCTGCGGGGCCAGCAAAAAAGCCATTACCCGTGCATTTGATGACGATGTTGAGTTTCAGGAGCGCATGGCAGAACACATCCGGTACATGGTTGAAACCATTGCTCACCATCAGGTTGATATTGATTCAGAGGTATAAAACGGATGAGTACAGCACTCGCAACGCTGGCTGGGAAGCTGGCTGAACGTGTCGGCATGGATTCTGTCGACCCACAGGAACTGATCACCACTCTTCGCCAGACGGCATTTAAAGGTGATGCCAGCGATGCGCAGTTCATCGCATTGTTGATCGTCGCCAACCAGTACGGCCTTAATCCGTGGACGAAAGAAATTTACGCCTTCCCTGACAAGCAGAACGGCATCGTTCCGGTGGTGGGCGTTGATGGCTGGTCCCGCATCATCAATGAAAACCAGCAGTTTGATGGCATGGACTTTGAGCAGGACAATGAATCCTGCACATGCCGGATTTACCGCAAGGACCGTAATCATCCGA